GGTGGCCCCGCCGCGGGGGCGTGGATCTCGAAGGCGGCCAGCTTGCCGTCCGCCACAATCTTGCGCGCCCGGCGCTGGGCATGGCCCACGTTGTCGCAATCGGCTTCCACCACGATCTTGGGCCGGCCGAAATTCGCCGCGCTGTCCTTGGCCGTGGCCTTGATGTTGTGCGCGCCGGGGGTGAACGCCCCGCCGTGCGCCTGGCCCAGCACGGTGACCTGGCTGTAGCGTTCGTGAATGCCCCGGCGCAGGGCCAGGCGCAGCACGTTGTTGCCCTTGCCGCCGTCTTGCCCGGTGGCGCGCAGGGTGAGCTGGCCCACGGCCGGGTTGGTGGCGTCGCTGTAGTCCGGCCCGCCGATGGTGAGCGTGCCGTCCGGGTCCATATAAGGCCAGCAGCCGTTCTGTTCGCACACGCGTTGCAGCGCGTCCCATACGGTTATGCCGGGGTCCACGGAAATTTTGTCATGCGTGGCCGCGCCCGCGCTGACGCGGATGTTGGTTATGCCCAGCGGCCGCACCATCTTGGCCACTATCTCGGCCAGGCTGCACTGGTGCGCGGTAAAGACCGGCGCGGAGCAATCCACCAGCACGGCGGCCAGGTCGCGCCCGGTAAGGGCCAAGGTGTGCTCGCCGAAGCCCACGGAGGATTCCACCGTATCAATGCGGCCGCGCATGACCACCCGGCCGCCGACGGCCAGCGTGACCGGAGCCCACGGCGCGAGGTACGCGGGCAGCTTGGCGTCCGGCAGGCCGAGGCTCACACGCCAGGCGTCCGCCGGGGTGAGCAAATCCGAGTCCACCTCGGCGGTTTCCCAATCGCGGTGCTCGTGCCCGTCGATGATGAGCGACACCTTGTCGCCGTCGGTCGCCTGGTTAGCGGGCATAGACTTTCAGCTCCTGGCCGGGCGTTAGAAAGTTGGGGTCGGCCAGCGCGTTTAACCGCTGGATTTCCGCCGCGCGGGTGTGGTCGCCATAGAGCTGGTGCGCCAAGAGGCGCGGGCAGGTGCGCGCGGCCACGTTGTGCGTGATAAGCGGGGGGCGCGCCTCCAGCACGGCGGCGGCCGCGTCCTGCACGGCGGCGGCCACGTCCTTGACGGGCTCGGTCACGGCGCGCGAAAGCTCAAGCGGGTACAGCGCGCGGTAGGTGGTGATGCTGTTTTGCAGTTGCTCGCGGCTGGTGGCGGCCACGTCCTCAATCTGCGCCGGGGTGAGCGTGGGCGTTTGGGCCTCGCTTTCCAGCACCAGTTGCGCGGCCTCGGCCACGCCCAGCGCCGCTTCCAGCTGCACATGGGCCTGCACCTGCGTTTGCGCCTCGGCCGCAGCTGCGGCCGCAGCCGGGGTGACGGCGGCGCTTGCGGAGCTGCCGCCCGAACCGCCCGAACCGCCCGGCCCGCTCGAAGAAGACGACGACGAAGAAGACGAACCAAACAGCCCGGACAACCGGGACAGCACGGCGGAGTAGTCGGACAGCAGCGAGGAACCGGCAAAATTTTTGAGGCCGATGAAGCCGGACACCAGGCTGGTCACGTCCGCCGCCCAGGCGGCCGGGGCGGTGACGATGTCCGCCCCGCTGGTGACCACGCCGGTGGCCAGGGCGCGGAGGTTGGACAAACCGCCCAGCCCGGCGGTGCTCATGGCCTTGGCGTTTTTGGCGGCGGCCGTCACGCGCTCCAGCACGGCGGCCGCGCCGGTGCGGGCGGCCTCGGCCTTGGCGTCGGCCTTGGGCCAGGCGCGGTCAAAGAACTTGGCGGCCTCGCCGGGCACCACAAAGCGCATGGTGACCTCGGCGTAGTTGGGCCGCTCCGCCGTGTGCGAAACGTCCCAGTCCTCCACCTGCGCCTGCACGGGGCCGAGGACCGGATGCACCAGCTCGCCTTTGCCGCGTGCGGCCAGCGCCTTGAGCAGCGTATCCAGCGCGCTTTCGTACGTGGGGCCCCACAGCACGGCGACGATTTCAATGCGGCGCATGTCGCGCCCCATGTCCTCGGCCTCGCCGCCGTCGCGGTAGGGGTAGTGGTGCCCGGCCACGGCGGCCTTACCCATGTCGCGCGTGCGCAGCACCTCAAAGGCCGCGCCCCGGAAGCTGGGGGACAGCAGGGTATCTTTCCAGGCCATGGCTAGCCCCCCCTTAATGTCGCTGCGCCTGGCGGCTGTTGAACTCGTTCACGGAGGTGGCCAGCACGCGCTGGTCCATCATTACTTTGTTTTCAATCACGATCTTTTGTTCCCCACCGCCGAACAGTAAGTCGCCTGCCTTTTTGCCGAGTTCCTTACCGCCGAAATATCCACCAATGCCGCCGCCGATGCCGCCGATTGCGCCGCCGACCAACGCAGCCGGAGCGGCCCCCACACCACCAAAAAATGCGCCGATGCTTCCGCCAACCGCCGCCCCGGCCTTTGCGCCAAAAGCGGCACCAGCCCAAGCGCCAGCCGCGCCTCCGGCTGTGCCCACATGGGCGGCGTTCTTCTGCGCGCGGGAAAGGGTGTCGTCTTGTTCGGTGTTGTACGCTGCCCAGCCAGCCAGCAGCGCATTGCCCCAGCCTCCGCCCCAGCGCCCAATGCGAGACGCGGCAGTCCCGCCCCAGCCGGATTTCGCACCGGCCCAAACCCGGCCAAGGCCAGACGTGGCCGCCCCCGCAGCGCCAGCGGCACCGGCCGCGCCCGCGCCTGCGGCGGCGGCCCCGCCTCCAAAGAGCATGCGCCCGGCGGCGAGCACCCCGGCCGAAGCGGCGAGGGCCGAGATAGCCGTTGCGGCCGCAAAGGAGGCCGTGGCCAATCCGGGGAATTCGCGCGCCAGGTCGGCGGCCGTGGTGGCCACGTTGCCAAGCGGACCGCCGATGGCGTCCAGCATGCTGGAGGCAGCCCAATCTTTTTGATTCTCAACCTGCTGGAGTTTGTACGCGGTTGTCCCGGCTTTGGAAGCGAAGTTGGTTTGCGTGGCGTAGCCATTGGCCTTGCCCATGTCTCCCAACACTTCTTTGATGTAGCTGCGCTGGGTCATTTCGCCCACCAGGGCCAGCATGGCCTGGCGATCCTGCACCACCTTGCCGACGGCAGAGGCTTGAAGGATGTCGGCCATGGCGTCCAGGGTCTCGGCCTTCTCGCTGCCCTGGGCACCGGCCGCGCGCGTCTTGAGCGCCTGGAACTTTTTGTCCTTGCCCACCACCTTTTGGTCGATGAGCTGCACAAAGGCGTCCAGGGGCAACGTGCCCTTCTCGCGCGCCTTGGCCAGGGTGCCCGAAAGGTCGATGCCCAGCTTTTTGAAGTCCTGGGCGGTGTCCTGGCTGTTCAGCTTTTGCAGCAGGTTGACCAGGTTGTTGCCCGCCTGGTCCTTGCTGCCTGCCGTGACGACGCTGGCCTGGGCGCTGGCCAGGATGCGCTCGAAACCGCCCATGCTTTTCATGCCCGCCGCGTTGGCCATCATCTGCGGCAGCCAGCGGGCCATGTCCTTCAACTCAAAACCGCCCTTTTGCCCAGCGATTATAGCCTTATCCAGACCCACACCAACTTCGTTAGGCTTGAAAAATCCCTGTTGTACGCCGCGTATGGCGATGTCCGCCAGGTCGCCGGTGCCCGCGCCGCTGGCCGTGGCGGCTTTTTGCAGTTCAGGCAGCATGCGTATGGCATCGGAGGGCTTGACCGCACCGCTGGCAAGCATCTTGTCCAGAGCCTCGGCCGCCTCGTCCCGTGAGCCGCCATATTGGTCGGTGGCGCTCTTGATTGCAGCGCGCAATTCAACTCCGCCAGCGCGTCGACCCTCCACGCCTCGGTCATTGTATGCAGTGTTGGCCATGTCGGCCAGGCGCTTTTCGAAAGAGATGGGCGTGGCCAAGGCCCGCCCCGCCACGTACCCGCCTGCGGCCAGGGCCGCGCCGCCCTGGGCCACGGCCTGGCCCAAGCGGCCGCCCGCGCTGGCTGCGGCGGACAAGCCCTTTTCGGCCTGGCGTGCGTACTGGTCCACTTGCTTGAGCCTGCCCACCAGGCCCAGGACGTTGCGCTCCTTATGGCCCAGGGCGGTCCAGGCCTCCGCCATTTCCTTGCCCCTGGCCGTGGCCACGCGGCAATCTTCGGCATACTGCCGCGTAGCCTGGCTGGCCCGCGTGGTCGCGGCGGCCTCCTGGCTAACGGCGGCGGAGGTCTGCTTATGGGCCTCGGTGGCGGCGTTGGCCGCCTGCACCGTGGCTTTTCCAGCCTCCACCGCCGCGCGGCCAGCCTCGCGCGTGGCCTTGCCGGATTCCGTCACCGCCACGCCCGTGGCCCGCGCGCCCTTGACCACCTTGTCCAGGGCCTGGGTGCTTTCGGCGCTCAACTGGTCGCGCAGCTTGAGAGTGACTTGCATGTCCATGTCCGGCATGAGCTACTTGCACCTATTCCTTTTCTTGAGTCGTTGGTTCACATACACGGTGCCCCCGGCCTTTCCGGTGGCGACCTCGGCCAGCAGGTCTATGTACGTCTTGGCCTCCGGGGTGGTCAGCGCCCTTATGTCCGTCAGGCTGAATCCGTGCCGCGTCAGCGCCAATTCAACGAGCCTTAGCTCGCGGCAGGTGCGCTCGCGGCCGTCAGCTTTCCCAGCAGCGCCGCCTCGGTCGCGGCGAGCTGGCCGTATTCGTCGGCGGGCAGCGTGGCCAGCAGCGCGGGCGTGATCTCCTTGGCGTCGATGGTGCCCAGCTTCAGCAGGGTGCGCGCCCACAGATGACGCCGCACGCGGGCGTTGCAGGCTCCTTCTCCGGCCGCTTCGAGCGCGTCCTCCTGGTCCTCCAGGGTGGGCAGGCGCAGCTCAAAGTCCTTGTGCAAAACCCCGTCCTTTTCCACCCCGTAAAGCAGGGTCCCTTTTTGCGTCAGCATGTGCCTACTCCTTGATTTTGTTCGCGGCTGCCAGGGTCACGCTGACCTTGGCTTCGCCTTGGGTTCCGTAATCTTCCGAGTCCTTCAGGCTCACGCAGTCCTGGTAGGTGACGCGCTTGCCGTTCTGCGTCACCGGGAAGATGGTCAGCTTCGCGCCCTTGATCGTGTCCCAATCCAAGGGGTCGTTGACGGGAATGGGCGCGGTGATTTGCAGCGTCCATTCGTGTACGCCCTCGGCAAAGCCGCTGGGCTTGCCGGTGCGGTTCATGGTTTTGACCATGACCCGTCCGCTGTTGTGGTCCGGTTTGCAGGTTTCGATCTCGTATTCCTTGCCGTCGATCTCCAGGATGATGGCTCCCAGGTATTCATTCAGCGCCATGCCGCGCCTCCTTTCTCGTTACAGGTCAGCGTTAGAGATACAGGTCGATGACGCCCGCAATAACGTGCAGGCCGTTGACCACGTCCACGGGGATGCGGATGTTCAGGCGGTTGGCGTCCTGAAGGTCGCGCTCGATGATGAGCTTGTCCTTGTTCGCCTCCACGTTTTCGATGATCTCCAGGACCTCCAACTTGAACAGCACGTCCAGCACTTCGCCGCGCACGGCGGCTTCGGTGCGGGCGGTGAGCTTCTCGCGCGGGAAGCGCAGGGCCAGGCGCGTGCGCACCGCCTTGCGCGTGTAGTCCAGGGTGCGGATGGTGGTCAGGTCCAGCAGGCTCACGTCCTGAATGCCCTGGCCGTCCTTGGTATAGGTGCTGATGGCCCGGACGATCTGCACGCTGGTGCCGTCCGCGCCGACCTCCAGGGGCATGACGCCGTTTTTGAGCAGCACCTCCTGCTCGGTGCGCGTCCAGCGGAAGCCGATGTCCGGCACGTCCATGCCCTTGATCGGCAGACCGTTCAGGGGCCGGGCCGGATCTTCCTCGCTGGCCACCACGCCCCCCACGCCCGCAGCCACTTCCCAGGGCAGGCGATACACGCCGTTGATGGCCGCGCAGGTGATGCGTCCGCTGTTCACACTCCCAGCCAGGGTGGTGGCCTGGGCCAGGGTGCCCACCAGGGCGTACACGCCGCAGGCCCCGCGCTGTTCAAGCGCGCCCCCCACGAAGTCCAGGTGATCGCGCAGGGCCACCATGTTCACCTGGTCTGTGTACGGGGTGATGAGCAGGTTGTGCCCGGCGTCGGCCACCAGGGCCAACAGGTTGGCGATAGACGGGTCCACCAGGCCGCCCGTCATAGCCGTGGCCACGGCGGTAACGCCTGCGGCGGTGCTGCTGGCGGCCAGTTTGATGCTGTTGCCCTGTATGCCCTTGTGTCGGGCGGTGATGGTGAGCACACCCGCCGCCGCCGCAAGGGCTACGGGCAGGTCGGTCTGCTGGTCGGCCTGGGCCTTCAGCGCCGCCGCGATCTCGGTGGCGGTGTCGCCGCTGGCCACGGCCACCTGCACCAGCTCCGTACCGATGCGCAGCGTGACCACGCCCGAGCCCGAGGCCGGGCCGGTAAGAGTGGCGGTCGCCGAGGCGGCAATGCCTGCGGCGGCATCGTCCAGAGCGATGCAGGTGATGTCGATGTACGGGTAAGCCTTCATGGCCGCCCGCGCCATGCGGTGCAGCATGGAGCCCTCGCCAAAGTAGGCGGCGGCCTCCGCGTCGCTGAAGACCTGCGTGGCCGTCAGCTCCGCCACGGAGCCGCTGGCCAAACGCTGGCCAATGAGTAGCACGCGCTGGTCATTGGTCGGCAGAGTGCGCACGGCCAGCTTGGTGTTGAACTCAAAGTATTTCCCCGGCTTCCTGATGGACGCGCGGATTTCGTCAAACTGAATATTTGCGCTGGCCATGGGCTACTCCTCTGCGGTCGGCTTCGTGCCGGCCTTTTTCACGGGCTGTTCGTTGGCCGTTTCCTGGGGCGCTGGCACCAGGTCGCCCTGGGCCAGGCAACGCCGGTAGTAAACGCTCTCCGGCACATCCACGGCCTTGGTGTCGGTGATGTACTCGCGGGGCTTGGTTTCCTTGGGCACTTTGAGGCCGGGGGCTGCTTTGACGAACATGCTTGTCTCCTTATGCGCGGGCCTACGGGCGGCCCTGTTGCAGGGTGATGAGGTCCACGGCGTCGGGCACGTCGTCACCCGGTTTCAGATAGTATTTGAAGCCAACGGCCGAGAGTTCCGGCAGCGGCGTGACAGGCTGGCCGCTTGCGTCCAGGGGCGCGCCCGTGCCGCGCTCGGTCACGCGGTAGTCGTATTTCGTGTGAAACTCCTGGGCGTAGACACTCACGCCAAGGCCCTTAAAGCGGGCATTGGTGAGGCTTTGCGTCCTCCCGGGCCGAAGGTTGTCGATCTCCAAACCGAAGTCCTGCCCGACCAAAAGCGCCCGCACGTCCTTCAGCATCTGGTAGGTGCCCACCTGCACCTTGTCGCCGCGCCTGGTGGCGGCCTCGTTGCGCAGGTTGCGCGCGGCCACAAACACCACCCACGTGGCCGGGATGCGGTACACGCTCTTGGCGGTGTTCAGCGGCACGCCCTCGCCCTCGGACTTGAAGGCCGTCCACACGGCGGGGAAACGCCGCACCGCCTCGCCCAGCTCCTCGTCCAGCTCGCCGCCGTAGGTGGCCAGGGTGCGCAGATAGGGCAGCTTGGCCCCGGCGATACGCGCCAGGATGGCGTCTTCGATGACGGCCAGCATTACGCGGCCCCCTCGGTCGTGGGGGCGGTTGTGCGCGCGAAAGCCCGGCGGCCGGTGTTGAACTCCACACCGCCCTCGCCCCCGGCGGAAACGGTGGCCACGCCCGGCAGCACGGCCCGGCCAGCGGCAACGTCCTTCAGCCAGGTGACGGCCGCCTTGTAGCGGTCGGCTATGGGCGTGGTCTCCGTGGTCTCGCCGCCGGAGAGCCGGTAGCGGGCGATGTCGCACACCACGGCCGCAAGGGCCTGGGGCACGCTTGCCAGCGGCAGGGGGTAGCGGGCCGCAAGATAGGTGTCCGCCTCGCTGGAGGCCCTTTCCAGAGCCCCCAGCGCGACGGTGCTGTCCACCGTGCCGAGGTTGTCGGCATCCGTGCGCTCCTCGCGGTCGGTCAGGGCTATTACCTCCTGCATGCCGTAAGCCGCGATGAGGTCAGGAACGGTGGCGTAAGCCATTACTTGCCGCCCTCCTTAGCGGCGGACTTGGCCGGGGCCTTGGTCTCGGCTTCGGGCTTGGGCGCGTCCGCAGACGTGCCCGAAGCATCGGCAGCGGCCGGGGCCTCTTCTTCCTGGGGCGCGGCCTTGGCCTCTTCCTTGGCTTTGGCTTCGGCCTTGGCCTGGGGCGCGGTGGGCTTCACCTCCTCGGTGATTTCCACCACGAGCATGGGCTCGGCCTGAAGCGCCGCCAGCTGCTCGGGGGTGAGCTCGTCCTCGGTCAGGTTCGTGGGCACGGTGCCGAAGCACAGGCCAGCACGGCAGAAGCGGCCGCCGATGGCGTTGGGCTGGGCATTGATGCGGATGGTGCGGGCCATGCGCGGACCTCCCTACGCCAGCCAAGGCGTCACCAGGGGGTCAACCACGCCCTGGTTGATGTTGTCCTGGCCGTTGGCCAGGCGGGTGCTCTTGGTGATCTCCAGAATCTTTTCGCGTAAGGAGGGCGCGCCCACCAGCAGCGTCGGCTTGACGCCCAGCGGACGGCCGCCGTCGCCCTTGAAGCTGCACATGGCGGCATAGGCGGCGTTGAAGTTGGCGGGGGTCAGCTCGGCCTTGCTCATGTACGCCAGCTGCCAGAAGCCGAAGCCCACGTTGCAGCGGTAGCGCACGCCGAAACGGTAGGTGTCCATGTTGAACACCTGCTCGTCCTTGGCGTCGGTCATGCTGGTCAGCTCGGGCTTGGTGCGCTCCTGAAAGATGAAGGGCTTGAGCACGCGGGAGCAGTCCAGCAGGAACCACGGCGCACTGGTGCCGTCCTGGTAGTTGGACACGGTTTCGGCCACGCCGGTGCCGTCGACGTTGGGGAAGACCGGGTGGTCGGTGTCGAAGAAGAACTGGCCATCAAAGCAGAGCGAGGAGAGCCCGGCCTTCAAGAGGGCGAACACCAGCTCATCCGGGTGCGTCTTGGCGGCCATGCCCATTTCGCCGAACAGCGGCTTGTACACGCCCACCTCATCGTCCTCGATGTCGGTGCGGTCCACCTCGACCGTACTTTCATATTTCTTGTTGGTGATGGAGTAGCCGTGGGCGGCCATGGCCTTCACGACGCGAGGGCCGACCCATTCAACGAGCCTGGGGAACTTGCCCAGCCAGCCGTAGGTGTTGCTCTTGCTGCTGGACGGAACCAGCGTGGCCACGTCGGCCCAGCTGGACGGGGTCTCGCCGAACACGCGCTGGTATTCGGCCTTGTAGGCGGTGAACAGCGCCGCGATGAGCGCGGGGGTGACGATTGCCATATTACTTGGCCTCCTTGGCTTTCTTGAACTCTTCAGGCGTCATGCCGCACATGTCGGCGGCGTAGGCTTCCTCGATCGAAAGCGCGGCCGTGCTGGAGCCGCCCGCCGGGGGCTGGCCGCCGGGCAGGCCCGTGGTCTGCATGGTGGTGAGCGCGGCCACAGGCGCGGCCGAGTCGAGGAAGGCGGTCAGCGCGGCCTCGTCCTTGGCCCCCAGGCTGCGCGCCCAAGGCTCCAGGCTGGCGGTCAGGCGGCCGTCGGCCAGGGCGGCCTGCACAAGCGCGTCCACCTTGGACACCTGCCCGGCGGTGGCAAGCGCGGCCACCTGGGCCTTCAGCTCGGTGTTGGCCTGCTGCAAGCTAGCCAGCGCGCCCACCGGCGCAAACTTGGCCGGGTCCGGGGTCGCCACCTGGCTGGTCAGGCTGGCAATGTTCTCGTCCTTGCCTTTGAGCAGGGCCAGCAGGTCCACGCTTGCGGCTGCGGCGTCGCCTTCCGTGAGCATGGTCTTGAGCTTGTCCAGTTCTGCCTTGATCTCTTCCGGCCCGGCGGTAATGGGCAGGTTGAGCATCCAGCGCAGACGTTCCAAAAGTTCGTCCATGTCTGTCTCCTTGGTTTGGGTGGGCGTTGCGGTTGCGGCCGTGGTTGAAGGGAACAGCGCGGCCAGGGCCACGGCGTCCATGCCGTCCAGGGCCGGGTTGTTGGTGAGCGCGACGCTCAAGATTTCGAGCACCGCGCCGGTGGCTATGTCGAAGCGGAAGACGGGGGAAATGTAGCGGTATTCGTCGGACGAGATGTGCTCGCGGGCGCGGGCGGTCCAGCTCACGGCGGCGAAGAGGCCCCGGCCGGGCACGTAGCTGACGGCGGTTATCCACCCGGAGGAGGGCGCGGGCTGGCCGTTTTTCTTGGCCAGCAGCAGCTGGTGCTCATAGTCCACGGGCAGCTGGGACGCGCGCGCCTCCACCTTGGCGGTCACGGCGGCGGCAATGTCCGCATCCATGCGCCAGGCGGTGAGCGCGCCCTCGGTGATGCTGGCCGGGCGGCCGTCACGCGCGGCAAAGCTGCCGTCGGGGAAGAGCTGGGCGTTCATGCCCGGCGGCATGTCCTCTGCCGAAACGCCAACAGCCAAAGCCACGCCCCCCGAAAGGGGCATGGTCAGGGAGGCGACGTTCTGTGTGGGGTCGGAGTGCTTGCGCTTCATGCCACCGGTTTTACGGTGGCAGGCGGGTGCGAGACAGGAGGAAAGGGTTCAGTAGGCGGTGGCTAATCCCTGGGCTTCCGGCTCAACAGATCGACGAAGGCTTCTACCGTGTCATCCACGTCATCTTCATCGCACAGCTCCGCCATTCCTCCATGCAACGCATCAAGGAGTTCCTGGGGTGAGGAACAGTCCCATGTGCAGGAAGATTTTCCCCTCATGGGGGATGGGGTAACATTCACAGTGGCGGTTCCATCACCGGCGCTGCAAACGACGAGCTGTCCCTTGTGAAAATACGTGAATTCTCGTTTGTCGTTTACCTGGAGAAAACGGGCTAGTGTCCTCGTGGTCTTTTCGTCCATGGTTATCTTCTCCTTGTCTGCCGAGAATTGGCGTTAGCACCCCGTTAGAACTTACGCAACGCCTCCGGGTGGGTGGTTCTCTTCTAAGCTTTCTCCAAAGCCCGCCGCACGGCCCTACGCACGCTCTCCTCAATTTCGGCCTCCTCCGGCTTGCCAATGCCCAGGAAGGGGCGGGCCGGGATGTCGCCCCAGGGCAAGGGCATGGTGCCTCCCTGGGCGCGGCCGGAGAGCCAGCCGCCCACCGTGGCCCCGCCGCGCGCCGTGTAGTTGCGCGTGTTGCTGCGGCTGCCAGAACGCGCCCCGCGCTTGGCTGTGCCAAAGGAGCCTTTGGCCGCGCCCTCCTGGTGCGTGCGGGCGTACACCTTGTTCGTGCCCACCAGGGCATGGTGCGGGCCGTACTCGGTTTGAATGCTGGCGGCCAGCTGGCCAGTGACCTGGAGAATGGAGCCGGTGTGTCCGGCCTTGGCGCGGCGGGCCAAGGTGACGGGGGAAAGCGGGTGCCACTTCTCACCCGTCGCCGGGTCCACCTCATCCTTGAAGGCCCGGTCAACGCCGCCCTTCATAATCTCCGCCAGGTCGCGCGTCAGCGGCGTCATGTTGCGGCCCAGCTCCGCCAGGCGCGTAAGGCCCTTGGTCAGGCTATCTATCTTGACTTCGATGTCGATCATTCGTATGTGCTCACTAGACCCTGTGGGCGTACCCGAAGCCGGTAAGCGGGCTGGAGGGGGGCAACCCCCTTGCAGGTATGCGGTTCGACTCCGCCCCCCCAGGGTTATTTCTTGGTCCACAGCAGCCGGAACTGCGATTGCGTCAGCGGTCGCGCGTCAATCTCGCCAATCTCCATCACATTCACCACAGCGTCGAAGCTCCCCAGCTTGGCCAGGCCCTTGGCGTCCTTGGGGCGCATGGGCACGTCCACCACGACCTTGAGCACCTTGCCGGAATCCTTGGCCGGGCACACGTAGACCAGGTTGGCGTTGTCGGCGTCCCACAAGATGGACGTGGCCTCGTCCATGAGCTGCGGCAGGCGCAGCAGGTCCTCTTGCGCCGGGGCCGTGCCCATGCGGGCGTGCTTCGGGCTGTCCGCGTGCAGCATGCGCTTGGCGCTGGCCGTCACCACCTGCACGGGCTCGCCGCCCGCCTCGGCAACTGCCTGGGCCACCTCGCCCCGCATGAAATGCACCACCTGGGCTTGCCCCGTGCCGCCGCGTCTGGTGTCCAGCACCTCGCGCGCGAAGTTCTCAAACGCCTGATGCCGGGCCGGGTTGCCGTTCAAGGCCTGCACGGCCTGGGCGCGCAGGCTGGTGTCCTGCACCAGGGAGAGCCGCCGGGCGGCCTCCATGTCCAGGCCATAGGCCGCCGCGCCGGGGTTGTAGCTAAAGCCGGGGTCGGTCCAAACAGTGGGCGCGTCCGGGGCCGGGCCGATCTTGTAGCCCGTGACCTGGCGCGTGGTGGCCTCGCCCGTGCGGCGGTCCACCATGTCAACATTGCGCTGCACCATGCGGCCCTCGCCCGTTTCCGGCGTCACGCCCTCGCGCTCCAGCCCCATGTCAGAAAGGGCCTGCACGCGGCAGCGGCAGCCCCAGCCGTTGGGCGGGTAGTGCGAGCCCCAAAAGGCGTCGTCATGGCGGAAAGTGCGGCCGTTCAGCAGCCGGTGCGCCGGGCGCGTGCGCTGGTCCAGCACGGCCACGTAGCGCCACCAGGGGCGGTTGTCCGCGTTCTCCAGCATTTGCTTGTAGCGCCCGGCCATGTACGCGGTCTGCATGTTCTGGCGATAGATGAGCTTCAGCCTGGCCGGGCTGCCCATTTGCACCTGGCGTTCCTTGCCGTCCGCGCCCAGCTCCGTGCGCTTGCCCCACCAGCCCTTGGCCCGCAGCACGGGCTCCAGGTCTTTGGCGAACATCTTCTGCGTTCGGCCCTCGGCCAGGGCTCGTTGCCCCGCGCCCCGGATATCCTCCAGCACGTCCAGGCGGGCCACGTTCGCCACGGTGAACGCCTTGGCCTGGGCCTCCTGCCACACCTCGTGCCAGTTGAACGTGATCTTCGCCCCCTTGGACTCCAGGTAGCTGATGGCGTCCTTTGGCGGCAGGGTGAGCAGAAAGCCCAGGTCGGTCTTCGGCACGTCCATGGGCTACTCCTGCCCCATGTAGGCGGCCCACACGGCCTCGGCCTTTTTACTCACCTTCTCGGACTCGGCGTACCGCTTATCGGCGAGCTGCCAATCTCCGGCCTCGCCCGCTTTTATGCTCTCGCCGAGCAGCGCTTGCATCTTCTCGCTTAAGGTTTCCCAACGGATGAACAGCATGTCCCGTGGACTTGCCCGAAACCATGCGAATTTCCGAATCACGCGGAGCAATTCATCTTTGGTGAGGTCTTCAAGCTCTAGCTTCATGGCCGCCCCTCCCCGCCCTTTGGCGATCTTCGCAGGGCACGTGCCCAAATTACCTCATACAGTTCGTTCGCCAGCACGTTCATGTCTTGGCTCTCGCCTATCTGCACGCAAGTAAAGCCAGCGCGCAGGACTCCCTGCTGCACCCCGCTGTCAAAGCAAGAAAAGAGACGAGGTAAAAACTCGAGGTTGTACCAGTACGTGGGCATGGGCTATCCCTCCTGTCCTTCGTCCTGCGCCGACACGCGGCCCCACACCTCGGACACGAACATGGCGCGGGCCAGCAGCTCCTCCATGTCGCGGGTCTCCATGCGCGGGTAGTGGCTGGCCAGCGCGGCCAGCAGCTCGTCCGGCGTCTTGCCGTCCTTCAGCTCCGCCACCAGGCTGCCCGTCAGTTGCTCCATGATGCGTTGCAGCGTGGCTTCCGGCACGTTGGCCGCGTCCAGGGCGTCCTGGTCGGGGAAGCGCGCCGGGCCGTCTTCACCAGCCGTTAACGCGGCGGTGGCGGCGGGCGGCGTTAACGGAGGCTTTGTGCCCGTGTTTTGCGCCTGGCCCTGGTTCGGGCGCAGTATGGGTTCGTCGCCCTCGGGCAGGGGGATGCCCGCCTTTTCGTGCGCCCAGGCCTCGGGGATGCGCATGCACTCGGACAGTTTGGGCAGGGCCTCGGCCAATTCGGTCAGGTCCGCCGGGTCGGAGGTGTCGAACATGAAATAGGGCAACAGCGCCGGGTCAGAAACGCCCACGTTCAGCACAGCAAGCGGCATGAGCAGCTGCTGGGTTATGGTGCTGGCTATCTGCCGGGCGTCGCTGGCCATGATGTCGCGGCGCACGTCGTCGTGGATTTTGCCTAGGGCGTTGGTGCTACTCTTGCCGTCCGCCTGGCTGGTGAGTGTGCCGCCCAAAATGGCCTTGCTCTGCCCGCGTTCGCAGTGGTTCAGCATGGCCTCAAAGGGTTTCTCGCTGCCCTTGGCCGCCTCCTTGAAATCAATGACCATGCCCTGGGGGATGATGCCCGCCGCGTCGTGGCCGATGGCTTGGATGGCGCGCTTCAGGGCGGCCTTGTCATCCTTGGTGGCCGTGGCCGGGTACGTGCCCACGCGCAGGGGCAAGCCGTGAATCTCCAAGAACTCGGCGAAGTCGCCGCGGGCATAGCCCTTGAGCAGATAGGTCCACACCAGCACGCGGAACAGGCCGGAGCGCGGCAGCAAGCCGGACTTGCTGCGGTGGCGGTGCAGCACCCAGCCCAGGGGCAAAAGCGGCAGGCCTTCCATGCTGCCGTCGCGCAGGCGCAAGGTGTTGCCGTCGCCGCCGAAGGGCGTCGGCCAAAGCTGGAACCAGGTCTGCGGCCGGTGGTGCAGGCACACGGGCACATGCGCGCGGCCGTCAAAGCCCCACTCAACTTCCAGGGCCGCGAAGCCGTAGCCGATGGCGTCGGCCAGGTCGAGGACCATGTCCTCAAAGTCGGGGATGGAGTCGAATTGCTCGCGCACGGCCTCGGCCACGGCGGCGGCGCGTTTGTCCGGGTTCTTGGGCGTGCCCTTGCCCTTGCCGGGGACGATGTTCCATTGCAGGCCCAAAAGCGCCCGGCGACGCTTGGAAAGCTCGGCGTGGATATGCTCGTCCCGGTCCTCAATCTCCGCAAAGAGGCGGCACTGGTCCACAATATCCCCGGCATCCGCGTTGGCCAGAATCTGGTTAAGCTTGCGCGGCGTCAGGCCGCCCATCAGACTGGCCAGGTACTCGCTGCGAAGCAAGGCCAGGGCCTCGCTCTGCATCGTTTCGGCCGGGCCTTTGCGCAGTCCGCCCCAGCTCGCCTTCAGCCGATCAATAATCGTCGTCATCGTCTTCATCGGTGCCGCTCCAAAGGTTGCGCGTGTTGATGCCGCCGTGCTTGGGCACGGGGTCAAAGGCCATGGTCACAAAGCCGCCCACGGCTATCTCCCACAGCATGTGCGTTGCGTCCGGGCCGTCGTCATGGTCGGCCAGGGGGAAGTTGCGGAACTGCTCAATAAGCGTGTTCTGCGAGGGGTGCAGGCGGATGCGGCCTTGCGCGAAGTAGGGCTGCAAGCTTTCGATGCGCAGGGCCTTGTCCGCAATGGGCGTGACTGCCTGGGCGGGTATGACCATGCCCCGCACCATGGCGCGGCGTATCAGCTCCGTGCGCAGGAACTCCTGAAACTGCACGGCCTCCACGGCCCACAGCATGCAGCGGTATTGCGCGTGCATGGCCAGCACGTCCTCTATGATGCGGTCGGGCAGGCGCTTGCGGATGCTGGCCTCCACCACGTCGAGCGTCATGGTGTCGCGGCACCAGCCGCCCACCAGGATGGCCGAGGGGTCGCGGCTCTTGCCCAGCTTGCCCAGGGAAGGGTCCACCGCACCGAAATAGAGCCAGTCGCGCCGCACATCCACCCAAAAGGTGATGACCTTGAACGGGGCGTCATCGCCGCTGCCCGGCGCGTTCTGCTGCTCGGAATCAAAGGCATCGTGGCCGTCGCGGGCGCGCTTGGTCATAAGGCTGTAGAGCGGGCGGGCGCTGGGCCAGGAAACGGTGGCGCCGAGTTCCATGTCCGCCGCGCGCTCCTGGTAGAAGGCTAGGGCCGGGCCTTCGCCCTCGTTCAAGAGCGCTTCTTCCCAGGCGTCCCACAGGTCCATGCGGTCGGGCCATTGGAGGATGGCCCGGAACTTCTTGTGCCGCCACAGGGGCGCGGTCAGCAGGCGGGAGAGCACGGAATCGTGGTGCAGCACGGTGCCGATGACGAACACGTCCATGGTGTCGCCCGCCTCGCCCAGGGAAAGTACGGTGCGGCGCAGCCACTTCTCCAGCTTGTCGCGCTGTTCCGGGCTCTTTACGTTCTCATCGTTTTCCAGGTCATCGCAGATGACCAGGTCCGGCCTGTGCGGGCCGTGGCGCAGGCCGCGCATGCGCTTGTTCGCGCCAAAGGCCTGCATTTTCACGTTGCCCTTAGTGATGATGACGCCCGCGTTCCACACGCGGCCCGCCCCGGTGTGGTTGGGGAAGTCCAGAGCCAGGCGCGGGTTTGCCTCCAGCTCGGCTTTGACGGCCTCCAGCTGGGCGGCGGCCTGCTCAAAGGCGTCGGCAATCTCCAGTATGTAGCGCTTGCGCCCGGTGACGGCGCACCAGATGACGAATTGCAGGCCCACAACGGTGGACTTGGCCTCGCCGCGCGGGGCGGCCACGCCCAGGCGCTGGCCTGCGGGCATGTCCACCAGGCTGGGCAGGGTTTGGTCCAGCCAGGTGTGCAACACGCTGTCGCCGTCCTTGGTGTAGTGCGGGAAATAGGTGCGCCGGAAGAACGCGAAGTCGTTTTGCACCCGCGCCTTGCGCTCTTTGGACGCCTCGGCGTCCGGCGCGAAGCCGGAGCACTCGGCCTCGATCTGCTGGCGCAGGGAGGCGGCCAGCTCGGCCAGCTCCTTCAAGAAATCCTTTGTGCCGAACTTAGCTGGAATCTTGGCCATGGCTTACTCCTTGGCCAGCACGTCGCCGAACGGCTCCAGTATCTCCACAAACGCCGCCGCGTGCTGGGGGAAGTGCTCACGGATGAAATCTGACAGGCGGTTGATGACGGAAAGGGCCGTGGCCAGCTTGTTGGTTTCCGGCAGCACCTTGCGGCTGGCGGCCACGGTTTTGTTGAAGCTGTCGGCCAGGCTGGCCAGCATATCCACCTTGGCGGCAGCGCCCAGCGCCGCATCGGTGTTAATGAGGTCCATCAGGGCCTTGTGCTGCACCACGTAGTCGGCCAGCATCTGCCGGGCCACGTTCTCCATGCCCTCGCCCGCCAGCAGGGTGGCCGCGCGCAGCTTGTCCCAATCCTCGCCCGTGGCCCGCGCTTGGCGCTTCCAGCGCGCCGCCGTGCTGTGCGGCACGTCCACCTTGTCCGCCGCAGTCTCCAGCGGCAGGCGGTCGAACACATACGCCTGGCGCAAGGCCTGGCGCTTCTCGTCCTTGTGGGCCATGGCCTACGCCCCCATCTTGCCGCGTATGAGGTTCAGGCCCAGGCTCATCATGTCGTTAACGCCCGGCTCGGGCCGTTTAACGCCCGGCGTCACCGCGCGGCCGGTGGCCACGTCCGCCCCGCGCGGGGTAAGATGCGCCACGGTCATATCCGCCACGGCGTCCAGGTTCACCAGGGCCTGTTCGGACAGCCAGGCCAGTTCCGTGGCCAGCTGGTCCGCGCTCATGGCGTGGCCCACGGCCTCCAGGCCGGGCCGCAGCACAAAGGCGTTCAAGCTGTATTCCGGCGCGCAGGCGAGCAGGCGCAGGATGACCAGGCGTCGGTCCTCGGACAAAAGTTTGGCAAAGTTCATTTGTCACCCCGCAAGTGATGTTCCAAAAGCAAATTGAGCGGCCGCTCGATGCGCTGCATCAGCTCGGCCTGGCCCTGCACCGTGGCCATTACGGTTTTGATGCTGCCCTCGATCTCCGTTAGCTGGACTTGCAGGGCCTGCACCTCGGCGGCATCCGGCAGGGCTTGCTGCACCTGCTCAAGCTTGGCCTGGGCTTGTTCGAGCTTGATTTGCTTGTCCGTCAGCTGTTTGCACTTCGAGTCGCAGTGTTCGCCGGAAACGAATTTTTTACGCAGGCTCCACAACACCCAGGACAGCAAGCCCTGAACGACCACGATCACCAGGGAAAGCACATTGAAAATCTTGTCCCACCAGTCCATTTACCGGGCCTCCTCGGTCAGCAGCTTGAGCAGTTTGTCGCGCTGGTCGGCCGTGTCCCAGCACCACTTGCCGTAGTCGGCCGCGTGGGTGAGCAGGTCCGCCGGGCTTGCCTCTACGGATGCGCCGCCGCGTACCCCGGCGTCAGCGGCGCGGGCGGTGGCGTTGTCTGCCGCAAGGCCGCCGGAACCGGCGGGCGCTGGCACTCCACCGGCACCAAGACCGAGGGCTTGGTTGTACGTGCGCAGGAAGTCAGGGCCAAAAGCGCAAGCAGCAAGGCCGCGTGTCGCATTGGGTATCTCCTTCAGAATTTCGTTGCGGGTTTCGGCCAGGCGCAGTTGGGCGGCCTGGTGTTCCGTGGCCAACTGGTCCGCGCGCTGGGTGGCCAGCACGTAGCGGTCCAGCGCCTTGGCCTTGCTTTCGGCCCAGGCGTCCGCCTGCGCTTTCTGGAGCTTGGCGTACTTGGCGTTGCCTTCGGTCGTGGCCGTGGTGTAGCCGTGGCGGTAGCCGCCCCAGCCGCTGGCCAGGCAGAGCAGAAGCACGAGCAACGCCGCGCCGAGGCCCAGGGCCAGCTTGCGTTCGGTGGTGGATGTCAGGGACTTTGCCAGGGTGGTCAGGTCCATTAGATGCCTCCTGCGCCGGGCGCATCGGGGTTGTCGGGCCGCACACTGGCACCGGCCCGCGCGCGCTCCCGCGTCAGATAGCCCTGGCCCAGCGCGGCCACGCCGCCGCCGCCCATGACGACGCCCAGGGCCTCGCCAAAGGCGCTTGGGCTGAACTCCTGCCCCTTCCACAGGGCGAAGCCCTGGAAGAGCACCAGAACGATGAAGGCCACCAGCACCAGGGCGGTGTGGGACTCGGTTGGGGCGGGTGCGGCGTTGAAGGCGCGCAGCAGGTTCAAGCGGCCTCCCCGTCGCCGGGCGTGCAGAACAGGGCACGCTCCGAGGCGCGGCGGCGAGTGAGGCCTAAGAGCACGCGGCCATTGGAGCGGTTCCAGCGGGGGAACTCGCGGGCCGCGCCGTCCAGGTCGCCCGCATTCAGCTTGCGCAGCAGGGTGGAACCGGCCAGGCCGTCGTCACCCTCGCCCACGTTGTAGGCGAAGCAGACCAAGGCGCTGAACTGGTTGCCCGTCACCTCGACGGCCAGCAGCTCGTCCACGGCGGACTCGAAGCGCTCCAGGTCAGCTTGGAACAGCCGGTCGGCCTCGTCTGCGGTGATGGTCAGGCCGGGGTAGACATCCGGCCCGGTGTGGCCCCAGCCGATGGTCCACTTGCGCGCTGGGCAAAGATATGCGGTGAGCCGCAGGGTTTCGTAGCACTGGATGATATCCAGCCCCTGGCGGTTGGTGCGTCCCATGTTCGCCTCCTGATTGGTTCAGGGGGCAAACAAGACCGCCCCCACGTGCCGCCTATCCTAGGCGGCAAATGGGGGCGGAACAGATGGAAGGGGTTCAGTAGGCGGGGGCTAGCCGATCTTGTGAGCCACGAGCTTGCCAATAGCAAGGAGGCTCAAGAGACAGGCCGCGCCGAATACTGCGGCCGAATAGTTTTTAACGCCGGGGAAGGGCTTGAGGGCCAAAGCGGCCGGGCCGCCAAGGCCGAAGAAGACCACGGCCGGAGCAACGAAATACACCGCGTCGCCCTGGCCGAATCGGTCATACAGGTCGAGCATAAGGCCAGCTCCAAGCATGGACACGGCGAGAAATAACGCCACGGGGCCAAACCAGCGGACAGCCCGCGCCACGGCGATGCACAGCCCAGCGACTGCCCCAATAGAGATTGCTTCCACAAACATGGCATCCTCCTCATTTGCTCAACGAGCTTTTGTCACAGCTTGGCTCGCTGGACAAGCCCTTGGCGATCTCGGCCAGCCGCCGCTCAATTGCGCCGAGCGGCAAAAGCAAAGCGCCCATGGCCGCGAGAGAAGCCCAGGCGGCGGTTTCTCCCCACATGCGGTAGACATACGCGGCGACGGAAAGCACGTCGAAAAGCACCAGTGCGCGCCACATCATCGGGCAACCTCCTTGCCGAAGCGGTCCAAAAGTACGAGTTCATCGCAGCACACCAGTTGCTTGCCGAGCCGCAAGTCCTCAATCAGCACTCGCCACTGGCCGTCCACCCACAGGAAGGGGTCACTGCGAAGCCGGAACTGACGGGCGCTGAGCTGCGGTCCGTACCAGCGCACCCAATCTTTGGCTTTGAACTTCGGGGCGGGCCGCTCCAGCGCCTCCAGCCAGCCGGGTTCCGTCAGCCCCTTGGCGATGAGCTGCCCCATGGCTTCGGGGGTGATAAAGGTGTACTTTTGGCCGCCGAAGCTGAACCACTTCTCGCGCCGTTTGCCATCCTCCCAGGCATACTCGCAGAGCCGATACAGCCCGAGGTCCGCCCCGTGCTGGTCCGGCCACTGCTCGGCGGGGAACACGTCAAAGTTGCGCGTTTTGCCCCGGAACCGGAGCAAAACAGACCCTATTTTTTTACGCTTTTCTGCCATGGTTTCGGGGCAAAACTACTTGCCCCCCTCCTGCTGCTTCCGAAGCAGCTCGTTATGCACGCGGTTGAGCGCCTGGGTGCAGATGCGCGCCAGGTTCATGGCGGCCGCGTCCGCTGCCTCGCGGGGCATGTCCGGGTTGCGTGTGAGCACCAGCACAGCGCGGGCGTCCAGCGTGTCGCGCACAATGGGCGAGCCGAGCTGGGCGCGGGCGACTTCAAAACGAGGTTTCACGCTCACTGGGCGATCTCCTTTTGCTGCTTTGCCAGGGCCTCTTCATATTTGAGGTTGAGGGCCTCGGCGCAGGTTTCGGACATAAGCACCGCCGCCGCGTCCGCGCGTTCGGTCCGGTAGCCGTAGGTCTGCCAGTCACGTTCAAAAATGCAGACCAGGCGATTGCGCATCGTGTCGCGGATGCAGACAGAGCCAGCGCGCCCCCGCATGGGGATGAAACGAGGCATAACTTCTCCTTTTGGCTGCTCATCAGGCCGGGGCAACCACGCCCCGGCGACCGCCCGTGTGGGCGGTTTCGCTTATTTATGGGCCTCTTTGAAAAGGGGTTCTTTGCGCAATTTCTCGTTGAGGCCGTTCATCATCCACATCGCTGACCACTGCGCGTTGGTCAGGGCTTTCCCCTCTTTAGGGGCCGGGGTGAATTTAGCCGTGACACGGCAGTCCCCGTCCTTCACGTCCTGAAGCGTGATTGTCACCTTTCCCATACCCTCGTTCCTCCTTTTGGCTGCTCATCAGGCCGGAGCAACCACACCCCGGCGACCGCCCGCGTGGGCGGTTTCGCTTGACTTAGGCCAGCAGCCGCAGCTGCCCCGTCCCGCCCACGTTCAAGGTGGGCACAGGCGTTTGCTTCAGGATGTCGAATATGCGGCGGTCACACAGGCTATTGGCGCGCGCCAGGCGCTGCACAGCCTGGTTGCCGCTCATGGTCTGAATGAGCCGGTCATACTCGCGGCAAATGGCCGTATCGCGCACGCGGCGCAGGGCGTCCGCGCACCGGGGAATGTACAGGTCCGTGCTGCCGTAGCGCCGCACCAGCACCTCGGCCGCGTCCACACCCACCACGCCCGCCAACACGGCAAAGCGCATTTCGCCCAGCTTGGTTTCGCGCTTGGGCACGGGAAACGTGGTGCCGCCCAGCACTTCCACCAGGCGCAACGCCTTGCGCAGGCCAATGGCCTGGGCCATGTCGCGCGCGGTGGCGGGCAGGCTTGCAAGGTCCAGCTGCTCAAATTGCGGGTTCGGCGGCATCATGCGGGCACCTCCTGCTCCTTTTGCGCGCGGCGCTTGGCGTCCTTCACCAACGCGGCCACAATGCCGCGCAGCTGCTCGGCCTTGGCCCATTCCAGGCGCTCCACCTTGTACATGCGCGCGGCCAGGCCCACGGCGTAGGCCCAGGGCCGCCCGGCATCGGCCAGCAGCGCGCCTATTTTGTCCAGCAAGGGCGCGGTGCCCGGCGTGGCGCGGGGGGTAGGCTTTTTGCGGGCCGGGCGCGGGTCCTCGTCCACCCAGCCTTTGTTGCGCAGGGCGGTAATGACCAGCACCAGTTGCTTGTCGGTGAGCTTCCCGGCCGAGCGTTGGCCGGTGAGGGCCTCCAGCATGTCGCGGTAGGCGTCATCCTCCAGGCCCAGGGCTTTGGCGGCTATATGCACCTTGGCAAGCAAGCTGCGGCGCGATTCGGTCTTCATGGTGCCTCCGTTTGGCTGCTCATCAGGGCCGGGCCACCACGCCCGGCCGACCGCGCCCCGTGTGCCGGGGGGCGGTTTCGCATGTGCTAGGCGGCCTTGTCCGCCAGCTCTTCGGCCTTCAATTCAATGAAGAATTCGTCCGTGGTTTCGCGCTTCACGCCCACGTCCTCCAGCTTGCCGTCGGGCCAGCCGCGCAGGGCGTCCTTGTCCACCTCCAGCTTGGTGCGCACGCCCTCCTTGAAGCCCAGGTCCTGCAAACGCTGGAGCACTTGCGCCCAGGTGTGCTTGGCCAGCAGGCGCAGGCTGTTGGACTTGCGAAAGCCGATGGTGCCGAAGGTAAGCTCCTGGCTGCGCTTCTTGTTCTCGGGGAAGAGGTCCGCCTTGCGCTGGGTGCCGAACACGGCCAGGGCGTCCTCCAGGCGCTTGCGCGAGGCGGAAAGCGGGGCAAGCTGGGCCTTGGCGGCGGCCTTGAGCTGGTCAATCTGGTCATTCAGGCCGTTTTCGATGCGCTCCTGCTCGCGGGCGATTTCCGCCAACTGGCGCAGGGCTTCGTCGGCCTGCGGCAGGTCGCCGATAATGAGGGGCTGGGGCTTGGTTCTGGTGGCCATGTGCGTGTTCTCCTTGCCTACGCAGCCGCAGGCGTTGCGCTGCTCTCCTCGCCGGTTCCGGCGATGAGCAGCAGGGTTTCAAAGTTGCGCGCGTCCTCGGCTGCGGCGCGCAGCACGATGCAGGCCTGGCGCATCACTTCCGCCTCTTCCGGGGCGGCATGCTGGCGCAGATCGTCCAGTACGGTGGCGACGTTGGTAATCGTCTCGGCAATCATGCGGCGTGCTCCTTTTGGTTGGGGTTGGCGTTTGGGTTGTTGGGGCAGGCCCGGCAGGCGCGCCACTGCCGCAGGGCGGCGGGGCTTGCCGTGGGCACCTGGCCGCAGAACTTGCGGCAATGGTCCGGCGTCACGCTCTTGCCCGTGTGCGGGCAATCCATGCGGGCGTAGCGCTCCAATATCCGGGCGGCCATGCGGTCGGTTTTGCCGGGGTATTTTTCGAGCAACAGCAGGCTGACCGCCGGGCGGGAGACGCCCAGCTCCGCCGCGACGGTGGCCTTGCTGGAGTCCGCCACGGCCTGGCGCAGGAGGGTCAGCCAATCGCCGCTAGGCATGGTCGGCCTCCCTGGACGGCAGGGCGTGAACCTCGCCGGTGTTGGGGTCCGTCACGGTGCGCTGGGAATTGTTCCAGGCCGGGGCGCACGGGCCGGTGTCGTTAGTGAGAATCCAACGTGCAGGACCGCCGCGCGAGGGCAGTTCGGTCAGATGGCCGGACTTGGCCAACGCGGAGAGATAGCGGTCCAGGCTTGCGCGGGCGTTGGCTTCGTCCATTGGTGTGGCCGCCTGCCCAAGCACCAGCGGCAGCAGGTCCTCCACGCTGGCCTTGCGGCGTATGCGCAGCGCTCGCCACGCCTTGGCCCTCATGCTGCCCTTGTAACGCTCCACGCAGCCGCCCTTGCCTGGGCCGGAAACCGCATTGCGCCCACCGGACAGCGCCTCACGTCCAGCATCGGTCAGCTCATGCACATCCCCGCCGCTGCGGATAAGGCCTTTGCCCGCGAGCTTGGAGCATGCCTTGCGCACGAGGGCATTACTAATGCCGACCGCGTTCGCCAGCTCAAAGGTGAGCTTCTGCCCGTCCGCCAGAAGGCCCAGCACTTCAAGTCCGCGCCAGGCCATTAGGCGGCCCTCTTGGCCTTGCCGACCACGCGCGGGCGGCGCGCCCGCCAGTCGTGGGTAAGCGTCATGCCTTCCACGGCGGGCACGTCCACCGCTTCCAGGCCGTTCATCTTGCCCACGCGCTCAACCGTGGCGATGGCGTTCATCACCTCGCGCATGCGCCCGGCCGTCTGCCGGTGGATCTCGGCCACCAGGTCCGGGGCGATGCGCACCTCGCAAAGCTGCTGGCAGGCAAGCGCCACGTCCTCCAGGCTGGCGGGCGAAAACTCCACCACCTGTGCAATGCGGCTGGAAATTTGCGGGTATTTGGCGATGGCCGTTTGAATGGCCTCCATGCCCACCAGCGCCACCATGGTTTCGGTGCGGTCGCTAAAGTCGCGTATCTTCTCCAGCACGGCCGCGTGGTCCTTGAGCGTGGCCTCGGCCTCATCGATGACCAGCGGGATTTGCTGGGTGGCGATGACGGCAAGCAAGCGGTTGAACAGCTGCTCACTGGTGCCGCGCGGGTCCACTGCCAAGGCCTTGGCCAGTTCCACGAGGAAGTAGCGCGGGGTCCAGTCAACATTGGCGCGCAGGAACACCGCGCCGCAATCCACCGCCCAGCTGGTGAGCACCTCGCTTTTGCCGTAGCCGGGCTGGCCGTAAACCAGCATCATGCCAGCCTCGGCCGCGCCGCGATTCTCCACGGCCGTCACCGCCGCCGAAAACCGTTCGTAATTGCTTGTCCGCACAAAGAGTTTGCGCACTGCCTGCCTCCCGTTAGTTGTGATCAAAGGCTCGGGGTTTCTAACGCCGGGAAAAGTTGCGCCGGGGTGAGGACAAGGCCCTCGTATTCGTAGCGTTCGCGCAAAAGCGCGAATTCGTTGCTTTGCGCGTATTCGGCCAGCCAGGCGCGGTCGGCGTCCGTCCATTGGTCCTGGTGGCGCATAAGCCAGCGGTATTTCTCGGTGGAAAGGTGGAAGAGCGGCCGCTTTTCAGGCTCGGGCCGGGGCGCGGCGGCGGCTTCCGCCTCGCGCGCGGCCTCGTCCATGACGGCGCGGATGCGCGCCAGGTCTTCGCTGCTGGTGGCGGCGGGAACGGGCTCCGGCTGGGCGGTGATAGTGATGCACTGGCGGCTGCTCAAGCTGTCCGCCATAAGGGCCGGGGCCTGGTCCTGTGCCTGTTCCGGCGCGGAAATGGACGCGCCGGGGGCGATGCGCTGGGCCTTGGCCTCCAGCCGCTTGAGCTGGGCGCGCTCGCGCTTGGCCCGCGCGTCCTCTATGCGCGAAATGGGGAAGTAATCCATGGCGTTGCCGTCCAGCTCGGCGCGGCAAATCTTCTCGCCGTGCTCCGTCCAGACCGTGACGTAGGTGGAATCCCAAATGTCGTAGCGCACTTCCACGATGTCGCCGTGCAGGGGGGCCAGGGCGTGCGCGAAGTAGTCGTGGTTCCACAGGCGCACCATGCCGTTTTGCACCTTGCGGAAGGTGCCGGGCATGAAGAGGTCGTCGATCATGTCCTCGGGCACGGGCATGGGCTCGAACACGCGGCCCAGGCAGTGGTTCCAGTATTCGTTCGGGCTCATGTGGCGGCGCTTTGCGGCGGCCGCGTCCTCTATGATGGGCAGGGCGCGGTGCGGGCTGGCGTTGTATTCCTCCACACGGGCCAGCAGCACGGCCTTGAACTGCTCGAAAGTGGGCAGCAGCGCCGAGCGGCCGTGCTTCTTGATCTGCGCGCGGGTGATTTTGAACACCTTGTGCGCCGCGTCCTCGTCCATGTCCGCATGCGTGCAGGTGGCCAGCTTCTTGGCGGCGGGCACGCACAGCGTCTTGATGGCCCGCTCCATGAGGCCCTTGCCCTGCGGACGCCCCGGAATGGCGTTGGCAATCTGGATGCCCAGGCGCGAGAGCATGCCGGAGCCGGGCCGGGTCAGCATGTCCGCCGTGTAGCCGGGGCCGTTGTCGGTGTAGAGCATGGCGGGAATGCCGCCGAACAGGCAGGCCATGCGCAGGGCGTCCAGGGTGGCGGCGGCGCTTTCGGCCAGGGCTACGGAAATGCCCACGCAGCGCCGTGTGGCCACGTCGAGGAAGGCCACCACCTCCGGCTTGAAAGGGCGGCCCGTGTCCGGGTGGGCTATCTCGGCGTCAAAAGTGGTGCCGTCCGCCGTGTACACGTCGCCGGGCAACAGGTTGTCCGTCTTGCGCTTTTTGTGCGGCTGGAGGTGCAAAAGGGCGTTGCCCGTCTTGCGGCCAGCCTGCAAATCCGGCGTGGCCACCTTGGCCAGGAAGCGGCGCACGGCGTCTATGGACGGGGCGCGACTGGGCTGCTCGGCCTGCCAGGCGCGCGCGAAGTCACGGTGCGCCTCGGCCAGGCTGGGGTTTTGCGGGCGCTGGTAAAAGGAAAGGAAAAGCGGAGCCCAGGCGGGCACGCCCATGTTCTTTTGCGGGGCTCGCGGCGCAAGCGCCAGCTCGCCGCCCTCGGCATAATCGGCGCACCATCTGTACAGGCTGCGGCGCGTCAGCCCGCGCTGTTCGCCCGCGCCGTAGCGGGCGTTGGCCACAGGCACCAACTGCGACAGGCGCGCGCCAAGGTTGCCGGTTTTGGAGGCCTGCACCAGGTGGCGGATGGCGGACTCCTTGCCGGTGTACGCGCACATGCGCTCCACCTCGCGCACGAAGGCCAGCCGGGCGAGCACGGCTTCACGCTGGGGCGCGGTGAGGCCCGAGAGGTCGGCCGCGCGTGAGGCAATGGCCGCGCGCGGGTCGGCGGCCGGAGCGGGCGCAAGCGCCACGCCCTGCTCGGCCAGTTGGGCGGCGATGATGGCGTCTTGCGTGGCCTTCGGCATGGACGCCAGCAGCCATTCACTGCCGCCGCCGCGAGCATGGCGCGGGCGACCCTGCCAGCTTTCGCGCTTGGCGCGCTCCCTCACATTTCTAGCGTCAATGCCAAGCAATGGTGCGAGTTCCGCGCTAGAATATGCCCCCTGGGCAGACATTACGCAGCCTCTTTCAAGTCCGCTGGCAGACTCAAAATGCTGGGAGGGCAACCGTATGCCTTGAGCTTCGCAAGCACCGCACGGCTGTTGCGCCTGCCGTGGATGGTGTGGGACACAAGAGAGTGGTCCACTCCAAGTTCATCGGCGATTCCGCCGACGGAAAGCTTCTTTTCCTTCATCCACTCGATGATGCGCCAGGACTTACGGTCCTTCCCGCTCCCCATGCGATAGCTCATATGCTGTCCTCCAAAATTTTCTTGCGACGGCGCGCCTCACGTTCGGCGAGACAAGCCTTGCCGTAGTCGCGGTGTCGCCGGTCTTCTTCAGTCATCACGTCCAGGCCGATGGCCCGGAGAATCATCTGCAATGGCGCGGGGTCGCGGGTCGCCACGCAGAACACCACCACCGCGAGGAGCGACGGGGTATGGTCGCGGTCAGAAGGGGCCAGCCATTTGTCCAAAGTGTCTTTGCTGATGGACAAGGCGTTGCCCGTGGTGAGGCGCAGGCCCGCTTGCCGGGAAATGTCGTTGACCTTATCCACAAGAAGCTTGCGGCCCGCAGAGTCAGCTCCTGCGGCTCTGTTCATGGCCGCGCGAAGGGCCGGGACAAGACCCGCAAGGGCTCCATGGTCTTCATGGAAGAGGGAGAGCTGTTTTTGCATCGTCTTTCCGTCCGCTCGGGTTGTGAGGCTACGTCCGATCTGTACTGGCTGGTGGACGTTGACCAAGGCCTTTGCCTGGGCTAGTGTCATTTCGTGTCATTCCATTTGTGCCAGGCACAATTAATCTTTGCCAAGTTAACTTTGCATAGTCAACAAGAAAAGTACGTCCGTCTTAACTTTTCTTGTCTTTTGAATTGATCGTACATAACTCAACAATTTTATTAAGCAAAATAGCACTACATGGGGTTTATATGGCATCCGACTCCCAATCCGAGAAAGGTACAACAACCCGGACGCCAAGTTCTTTTGGCGAAAGGGTACGTCTCTGCCGTGATCTTGCGGGAATTGGACAGCAGGCTTTGGCAAGTAAAGTTGGTGTTAGTCTTACCACCATCCAGAATTATGAGGGTGGACAATACCCCAAGGGTGAAATCGCTGTGGCCTTGGCAGGAGCACTCGGATGCACGCTTGATTGGCTTCTCGCTGGCGTTGGGGAAATTTTTGACCCAGCACGCACTAGAATTGAGGAGTTCACGTGCGGATCACCATGCGACGCGCCACTTTCTCGCGTCGTGGTTACAGCCCCACCACTCACGCCAGTTGTTGAGGCGGTGAAGCCTGAATATATTGAGTGTATGGAGTGCCAGCTCACCATGGTGCCCATGGTTGAGGCGCGGCTTTCGGCGGGTACGGGGAGTTTTGAGACGGGGGCGAGCGTGGAGCGGCGGTATGCCTTCCGAAGCGACTGGATCAACGCGAAAGGCCAGCCGTCAAAGATGGTGCTCATGCGCGTTGCCGGTGACAGCATGGAACCGCAGATTTTCAATAATGATACGGTGTTGTTAGACCAGAGCCAGACAACGCCGCGAGCGGGCGGACTGTTCGCAATCGGAGTTGAAGATGTGGTCTATATCAAGATGGTGGACACGCTGCCGGGCAAGATAATCCTCAAGAGCTTCAACCCGGCCTACGAGCCTCTTGAAATTGACGCGCGCGGCGACCTGGTGGACGGCATCCGCATCATTGGCCGCGCGGTTTGGATTGGCAGGGAGCTATACTAGCGCCAAACCTTGTTCACTTCGCGTTAATTCAGTGCCGAAATACGCGCAGTTTCATCTTACTTTCATCCAATCAGTGCCATTTGCCCTTGGGGCAGCAGTTCCCGCGAAAGGCATTCTGCCACGGGGCTTTCCCGGCGTTTCCCTCCCCCTCCATCTAGTGCCAAAATGAATGCCTCCCCACTCAAGGGGGCCTGGGGCATCGCTGCCCGCGCTCCCCAGAGGTCATCCGCATGCCCCTGTCCCCACCCCTTGCCGAGCGCGTGGCCGGCACGGCCGCCGGAGCGTTCATCGGCGACGCCCTCGGCCTTGGCCCGCACTGGTATTATGATCTCGACGCCCTGCGACGCGACCACGGCCCCTGGATATCCGGCTACACGACGCCTCTGCCGGGCCGCTATCATGCAGGCATGCGCGCGGGCGAGCTCTCCCAAACAGGGCTCATCACGCTTGAGCTGTTGCGCTCGCTGACCGCTTGCGGCGGCTACGACCAGGACGACGACACGCGCCGGATTGATGAAAATCTCCTGCTGCGCATGGACGGCCCCCCCAACGCTGGCCCCGGCGGCTACACCAACCAGGGCTTCCGCGACGTATGCGCCGCCAGGGTGCGGGAACGCAAAGGCTGGGATGAAACCGGCGGCTACGCCGACACCTCGGAGGCCGCCGAGCGCGCGGCGCTCATCTCCCTGCGCGACGCCCTGGCCCCCATGCGGGGCGCGCTGCTGGCGCGGGATAACATCATGCTCACCCATGTGGATTCCTTCGTCACGGCGCTCAGCCTCTCGTTCGACATCGTGGCCGCCGCCGTGGCGCGCCGCCCACGATCCGGGCGGAAAGCCCCTGCGGGTCGGCGCGCCCGCGGCCTTTCCCCTTGCCCGCGCGGGCGCTTCGTGCTAGCCGCCTGGGGATATGTCCGATCTCGCCCAATACCTCCGTGAACTCACGACCCTGCTTGTGCCGCTGCTGCTCACCATCACCTGCCACGAGGCCGCCCACGGCCTGGCGGCCAGTCTGCTGGGCGACCCCACGGCCAAGCTGGCCGGACGCATTTCGCTCAATCCCGCGCGGCACCTGGATCCCTTCGGCTTTCTCATCATGCTGGTGCCGCCGCACATCGGCTGGGCCCGCCCGGTCCCGGTGGACACGCGCTACTTCAAGAACCCGCGCACGGGCATGTTCCTGGTGGCCCTCGCCGGTCCGGCGGCCAACGCCCTGGTGGCGGCCCTGTGCGCCGCGCTGTTCCACTCCCTGGCGGGAATGCCTGTGGAGGACCCCAACGGCCTGGCCGTGCGCGTGCTGGTGCCCATCGTCACCATGGCCGAGGCCGGGGTGTACGTCAGCCTGCTCATCGGCGCGTTCAACCTGCTCCCCATTCCCCCGCTGGACGGCAGCAGCATTCTGGCCCGCCTGCTGCCCGAGCGGCTGGCCTGGCGCTTTCTTGACCTTGGCCGCTACGGCGTGCTGTTCATCATCGCGCTGCTGCTCATCGGCAATTTCGCCGGGGGAAGGCCTTT